TTTTCGCACAGGCAGATAAGAAGAATAGAAACGGACGTGTCTACCCCAAACCAATTATGGAGAAGGCGGTAGGTAAGTACGTAAAAGAACAAGTATCTAAGAAACGGGCAGTAGGGGAACTAAACCATCCCGAAGGGCCGACAGTTAACTTAGACAAAGTTTCACACCTCATCACAGACCTCAAGTTTGAGGGAAATGATGTGGTAGGAAAGGCACAAATATTGGATACTCCAATGGGTAAGATTGTAAAAGGTCTTCTTGAAGGTGGTGTTCAACTAGGCGTGTCAACTCGTGGTATGGGTAGCCTTGAGAACCGAAATGGCGCAATGGTCGTCAAAGACGACTTTATTCTTAGTACGGTTGACATCGTACAAGACCCTAGCGCACCTGAAGCTTTCGTTAATGGTATAATGGAAGGTGTAGACTGGGTTTGGAATAACGGTGTTTTGTGTCCTCAAGTAATTGAAAAAATGGAGACTGAAATTAAAACTGCTCCGAAAACTGTCTTATATGAGACAAGTGTTCGAGAGTTCAAAAATTTCCTCTCGTTAATTAAATCTAATATGTAAGGAGTCAATTATGACTGAAGAAAGTAAAGTCGAAGTTGAACTTCACGATGAAGACATTAACGACATTGTGGAAGAAACTCTCGAAGAAGGAAGCGCTCCTGCTCCTAAAGGGAAACCTGATACAAATGCAACTGACGAAGAAGAGTCTATTGCATCTGTAGATAAAGCAGCGGACGCAACCAAAGCAAAACAAGCTCCTGCACCGAAAACAAAAGCGGGCATGATTAATGCAATGAGCATGAAGTTACATTCTATGAAAAAAGATGAACTGACTGCATCATACGGTAAGATGATGGGCGAAGATGTTGAAGTATCAGAAGATGCAATCGTGGAAACACAGATTGACACTTCTGCTGAACTAGACGCATTAGTCGAGTCTGAAGCTACTCTCAGTGATGAGTTTAAAGCTAAAACCGCAGTAATTTTCGAAGCAGCTGTAAAATCAAAACTGTCTGAAGAAGTAGACAGAATTGAAGCACAGTATAAGGAAGAATTAGCAGAAGAAATCTCTTCTACTAAGGCAGACCTTGTAGAGAAAGTAGACAGCTACCTTAACTATGTAGTTGAATCTTGGATGGAAGAAAATCAAGTTGCAATCCAGAGCGGACTCCGCACTGAAATTGCCGAGACTTTCATGGACAAAATGAAAGACCTGTTTACAGAGTCTTACATTGACGTACCTGAATCCAAAGTTGACCTAGTTGACGAACTTGCTGAGTCAGTAGAAGAACTAGAGACTCGTCTCAACGAAACTACTCAGAAAGTAATTGATACTACTGGTGAACTGGAAGCTTACAAGCGTGAATCTGTTATCAGAGAAGCGTCACGTGACCTTGCAGAAACACAAGTAGTTAAATTGAAGTCGCTCGTAGAAGACATTGACTTTGAAGACGAAGACCAATTCGCCTCTAAAGTTAAAATTGTTGTCGAGTCCCACTTCGCAAAAGAAATCACAAATAGTGATGAGGTAGAACAAGTTGTAGAAGATGCTGACCAAGAAGTTGAAGTATCATCTGTAATGGAACAATACCTTGCAACTATTCGTAAAACAACACCTAAAAGATAAGGATAATTAAAATGCAATCTTACGATAGTTTAATCGAAAAATGGGCTCCCGTTCTAAACGAAGAGTCTGCTGGCGTGATTCAAGACAATCACCGCCGTGCAGTTACCGCTGCAATCTTGGAGAACCAAGAAAAAGCAATCGCTGAAGAGCGTTCTGCTTCTCAAGGTTTTCTTTCTGAAAACGCTGCTGCTGGTGCGAACAACACTGGTTCAGTAAACAACTTTGACCCTGTGTTAATCTCATTGGTCAGACGTGCTATGCCTAACCTCATCGCTTATGATGTGTGTGGTGTACAACCTATGAATGGCCCAACTGGTCTCATCTTTGCGATGAAATCACGTTACCAAGGTGGTTCTACTTCTAACCGTGAAGCACTATTCAACGAAGCTGAAACTCAGTTCTCTGGTGATAGTTCTGGTACTCACGATTCAGATAACGCATCTGGTTGGAACGGAATTGATTCAGAAGGCGCTCGTCTTACTGGTCTTGCTGCTGGCGGAATGCCAACTGAAGACGCAGAAGCACTTGGTCGTACTGGTGGTTCATCTTTCAACGAAATGGGTTTCACCATTGAAAGACAAACTGTTACTGCTAAGTCACGTGCTCTGAAAGCAGAATACACTCTTGAACTTGCTCAAGACCTTAAAGCAATCCACGGTTTGGATGCTGAAACTGAATTGGCAAACATCTTGTCAACTGAGATTCTTGCAGAAATCAACCGTGAAGTAATCAGAACTGTTAACAGCCAAGCTAAAACTGGTGCTCAACAGTCTAACGTTACTGCTAAAGGTATTTTCAACATGTCATCTGATACAGATGGTCGTTGGTCTGCTGAGAAGTTCAAAGGTCTAACTGTACAGATTGACCGTGAATGTAACGTTATTGCTAAAGAGACTCGTAGAGGTAAAGGTAACGTAGTAATCTGTTCTTCAGATGTTGCTACTGCTCTTGCAGCTGCTGGTTCTTTGGACTATAGTCCTGCTATCAGCAACAACCTACAGGTTGACGATACTGGTAATACTTTTGCTGGTGTATTAAACGGACGTATCCGTGTATACATCGACCCATATGCTAACACTGATTACATCACTGTTGGTTACAAAGGTCAGAACCCATATGACAGTGGTGTATTCTACTGCCCATACGTTCCTTTGCAAATGGTTAAAGCAGTTGGTGAAGATGACTTCCAACCACGTATCGGGTTTAAAACTCGTTACGGTATGGCTTCAAACCCATTCGTTGGTTCTACACCTTCTGACGGTCTTGCTACTGCTAAGACTAACCAGTACTACAGAATCTTCAAGGTTACTAACATCTTGACATAAGTCTGTAATAAGAAGAGTGAGGTTAACTCACCATTCTTTAAAGGGTCTCTTCGGAGACCCTTTTTTTTGTCTTATAAATAAGTGTGTTCACGAACTGAACAAAGTAGTAAGGTCGGTATTACTGCACGGTATTATCGGGGTATCTGGTTATCCAGTAATCTAGAAACAGGAGAGTACTATGCGTATCATTGCAATTGCATTCGCATTAGTTTTGTCTGCTTGTTCCACCGTTGATGCAACCATTGACGGTACTGGTGGTGTTATTAAAGGTGTCGGTTCAGATGTCTTTGGTGTTACCGCAGGCGTATTGGATGTAACATCTAATCTTATTAAAGATGTTGCAGACAAGACTGGAACTGCCGCAACTAAGCCAGAAGAAGAATAAAGGAAAGGGGACGTTAAGTCCCCTTTTTTTGTGATTGGAGCGGAGAGGTAGAATTGCACTACCACCTCTAGGTTGGAAACCTAATGTTCTACTCGTTGAACTATCTCCGCATTGTTTGTATATAGTACCAGACTATACAGTTAAAGTCAAGCCGCTTTTACCAATTCTTTTAAACTTTCTTTTCCACGTTCTTGTGGTAGAAACCCAATCATGTTCAAAGGAAAGATTTTTAGTCCACACTGTTGCAAGTCACGTCTGTGTTGTTCCAACTGTTTCATGAACTTTTTTCTTTTAGTTTCTAGAGTCGCCTTTGCAGTTGGAGCACCCACGTGTCCAACCAAATCGGTATATTTACCCGTTTCCACGTAACGTGTGATAGCTTGCATGATAACACGATACTGGTAACCTTCACCAATACACACACCATAGGTATCGGCTTCTGGGTTAAACTCACCACCGATTTTATGTTCTACCGATGAGTGGTTATCAATCCAGTCCTGTATCTTAGGAACGGATGTGTATATAATGTATGGTTGAGGCGTCCCCGTCTCTTCCATAACCATCTTCACAACACGATTCCTAACAGACTTATCACGGGTCTTACCGTAGATACGAATGAACTCATCGCTGATTGACTTCTCAGAGTTTTTAATAAGTCCTCTAGAAACTTTAGAACTTAGGTATTTACGCATATCAACTTCTTTGTTGAGACGTTTTACATATCCTTCGTTTTCTCTTGCTTGGACATCTTTCATCTGTTCTAGTGTACCAGAAAACAAAGTAAATATCCACGACTTCGTTCCAAGTGCTCGAATCGCTTCGGAACGACCATATCCATATACCAAGACATATCTTTTGTCATGTCCTTCACCACGGTCATATACCGCTGGAGGAAACTCCATTGTGTCAACTCCACCAGCAAAAGATAAACGAAGTTGTTCAATCTCTTGTGCGGTGTGTGTTTCCACTTTGGTGTACTGACCATCAATATCATCAATATGAATATCTTTGAAGTCGAGTTTTATATTTTTTACAGATGTTACACCAAGGTCGGTGTAGTCGGGTAACGCAATTGCGTCAGGGTGGGTGTTATGAAAATCACTGTATGTGACATAACGTGTAGGCATAGCCATAGTATTTCTCCTATTGGATTAAATTAAGTGAAGTAGAAGACTCATAGAGAATTTCTAAAACACAATAGTATATATAAGACTTTATCTTATAATATCAATATCGTCTGCGTTTGTATTCCAAGTCTCTATAACAGAACGCAAACGTCCATCTGCTTTTAGAGTTTCGTAGCGATTGGTCGCCTTCTTACGCCACCAATCTGTCACACCCTCAAGACTGAACCTATCAAAGTTATCTGCTTTGACAATGGTATCCGACTCAAGGTTGAGATACTTCTTCACACTCTCACGGTCATATCCCATGCAAGAGTAGTATGAATTCTTTTGTTGTGTTAGTCCCTTTGCATCAATAAAGGTTTGACAGAACTTGCTGTATGCATTCATGTCATATTCCTTCAGAGAGTTCTTAATGATAGACACCATCTTCTGTTGTGTCTTCAACTTACGGGATGATGCATCCTTTGGTACAAGAGACTCACCGTTGTTACGTTGTATGAACCAGTCACTCAATGTACGATAGTTGTTATCATTGATGAGTGGTGCAAAGTTAGAGTCAGTCTGACCATTACCAATCAGTAACGGTTTCATACCTGAGTACATAGACACACCACCCTTGGCATTACCGTATAAGGATGTTGTCTCGAACATACAGATGTTTGCATCATACTTCTTATTGAGTGCATCACGTACAGTATGTGAGGTACATATAGATGCAAGTAACTTACCACCGAGGTAGTTGAATCCGAATGGTTGTACTGGTACGATATTGAATCCCATGATACAGGACTCGTTGAATCGTTTCATGACCTCTGCATTCATTGTGTCTAGAGGTTTACCTAACCATTCATTACGTGGTCTACTATTAATAGTGGGTGACCCGAATCGAATCATACCAATGACCATACCTGTGTTCTTCTCACGTACTACCCAATTCATCATCTTGCCTGGAATTGACGCTTCTACGGGTGCGGATGTTGTGATATCCATATAGGACATGAATTGGTCACGTTTCGCTTCTGCGATAGTGAACTCCATATCTTGGGGGTGCATGTCAAACTTATTGAACAGGTCTTCCTCTGGGCCCATGCCAGGCAGAGTGAACGGCATAGAGTCCATCCGTTCTAGTTTAATCTGTCTCATATAGTCATCAATACGGTCAAAGTTCGCAAAGAACTCTGTAAAGATGTTTGCAGCGTATTCTGCATCTGTTTTGGATAAAATCATGTATATCTCTCAGTTATGTGTACCACTATACAGTATATAGCAATTAATGTCAAGCGGTAAATTAATTGAAAAAAAGTGTTGCCAAAACCTGTTTCTGTTGTTATAATAACAAGGTAAAGTCAAAAAACAAGAGAGAAAATTATGACCGCATTTAATAAAGAAGAGTTCACGTGGGACGGTATGTACTTGATGTACCGTGGTAGACACACTGAGAGTGTGAACATGGAGGTCGCAAGACCAAACTGTCACCCATCTTGGGTTGGTTTACCACAACCCGCCTTCATCGCAAGGTTCAAGTATGGTTACAAACCTTGGAAGGCATGGGTCAACTTCCTAGTGAAGAACGTGACCGTTGAGAAGTATCTTGAACTGTCTAACCATGACAACAAGTTCTACTCTGAGAAGTACGGTTACGAAGTTAGTGGTTCTCCTGTCTATGCAATGGAAGCCCTTGGTTACAAGGGTAAGAAATAATGGAGTACTTACAAGAGGTCACTGATTGGGGAGATACAAAAGTCTCCAATCACACCTACATCGTGAACAAACAGGGTCAACTAGCTGGGTATATCAAGGTAGGTACTACCGAAGAAATCTGGTTCAAGAAACCCATGAAACAGTGGTCAAAGGCGAGAAGAAAGTTTAAAAAACTTGTTGCCAAAACTAGTTAAGTATAGTATAATACTTGTATTGATAATGAGGAATGGTTATGAGAATTATTGAAGTGAATATCAACGAAGTCAAAAACTTCCGTGCGGGTTTCGAGTTAGTCGAATACGAGAACGGTACTGACCCAATGGACGGTTTTGTCCTGTTAGGTTTTGACGAAGTCGGTCAATTTTGTAAAGAACCCAAATACGCATTTATCGGAGAGTAATATGAAGATTGTAATCCAAACCCAAATCCTTGAGAACTATGCCGCTCATTATGAGAACTATTCTCATGGGGTCGATGAGGCATACTGGAAGGCCAAGGGTGGTAACACCTACGTGGTCGAGGGTGTATCTATTGAGGACGCACAGTCCGAGGGTTACTACGATACCATCTTCGATTTAATCACCGAGAACAACGAGTCGTTCCAAGAGTACATCTTGGGTTCCGACTTGATTGATGACGTGGACTTCGTTGAGTCTGACCACAAACAACCGTGGGAATCAATCACCTATATCACCCAAGAGGGTGAACAGTTCAGTGCAACCAAGACCGTGGAGAACGGTGAGTATGGTTACATGAGGAAGGAAATCGCAAAAGTGGTCGAGTCCTATGTAATGAAAGATAGGGACTTTGATGGTGCGAATTCTTTCTTCGAGAACGGAACATTCCGTAAACAGTTCCATCTCGTTGATGGTACGGTTTGTAATAACAGTAGTGAATTTTTAAATGTGATAGGAGCATAGTATGGAAAAGTTTGAAGTAAGATTAGCGAACACGGGTCAAGCGTGTTTCAAGTGGTACAGGTTTGATACCGCTAAAGAGGCAGTGAAGTTTGTTTTGAAACAACTGCATGAAGTTGGGTTTACCGTTGATGGTAAAACCTATGAAGAGAAGTTCGAGGAAATCGAATGGGTAGGAAAAGGGAGAATAGTCAATGTATGATTATCATAGATTAATTGCAGCAGCCATGGTTGCACAACAACGTGGCAAGTCTGACTGGTGTAAAAAGTATTGGGGTGAGGTCGTTGACAAACTCGTAAAAAATATGCGTGAACAGGACACTGTACACTAAAAATCTCTTATAAATAGAAGTATAATATAAGAGGTAGTTATGCCAGTAAATAGTAAAGTTCAGATATCCGATGAGGAACTGACAACCAATCTAAACTACTTACAACCCACAGGGTTTAAGGTAGTTATCGACAGAACGAAGTATCCTAATATGGAATACTTTGTTCAATCCGTATCACATCCAGGCGCTTCACTGGCACCTGTCGAACTTCCTGTACGCAGAATAACATCCGTCCCATTAGCTGGTGACAAGATGACTTTCACCGAAGTCTCGTTCTCAATTATCTTGGACGAAAACATGAAGTCATATAAAGAGATGTTTAACTGGATGACCCGAATTGTTAATGACGGTCAAGTCAGTGGATTGGAGAGAGGTACGGGAACACCTACCTATGCAGACATAACGTTGCATGTTCTGTCCAGTCACAACAACACTACTCAGAAGGTTAGGTATCTAGATTGTGTACCTACGTCTCTGGGTAATATTGAATTTACTTCTACAACAGGAGATGTTACCTATCTGACATTTGATGCGTCATTTAGGTTCTCACAATTCGAGATAGTTTAACCCTATATAATTTTACAGTATGGAGAATATATTATGATTGACTTGGAAAGTATCCTTGCAGAATGGAAAGAAGACTGTGAGATATCCAAACATCAATTGGATGAAACATCACGTGTGACCCCAGCGTTACACTCAAAATACCTTGAGTACCTTTCGTTGACTAAGTTGCGTCTTAAACAGGCGGAGTTTAAACAGAAAGTTTTACTCAAAGACAAATACCTCTATTACGAAGGCAAGATGTCACAAGAAGACATCGAGTCTCGTGGGTGGGCGTATGACCCATACGAAGGTCTTAGTGCGACCACCAAAAACTTCAAAGAGTACTACTACGATTCGGATAAGGAAATCCAAGACTCTGAAATGAAGATACAGTATCTAAAAACAATTATAGATACACTTACGGAGATAGTCAATAATCTTAATTGGCGTCACCAAACAATTGGAAACATGATTCGTTGGAGGGCCTTTGAAGCAGGTCAATAAACCATATGTTAAAAGAAATGAAAGAAACGTTTACGGTTAATAAAATTTACCAATCCCGATGGGTGTGGTATCATACCATCCTTGCGTTTGAAATTTTCCTAACCAATATTCTACTGATAGCTATTCTCGTTAAAATATGAGTCTACCTAATACCATACGTGTGGGTTTGAAAGATAACTCCATGATGTTGATTGATGCGGAAGCACACCAGATTCCTGAGTTGCGAGATTACTTCTCGTTTTATGTTCCTGGCCATAAATTTATGCCCGCATTCAAATCCCGCAAATGGGATGGGAAGATAAAGTTATTCAACCAAATCACACGTGAACTCAATGTAGGTCTTTATGCACATCTGAAGAAATTCTGTGCAAACAGAATGTACCCTATTGAGTTGATTGATAATGATGAGTACGGACACCCCGAAGAAAAGAACCATGTCCAACACCAGAACCTTGTTAAGTTCCAGAGTGGACTGGAGATGCCATTCCCTTTACGTGATTATCAGTATGATGCGGTAACACACGGTATCGAAAAGAAACGGGCAATACTGTTGTCACCGACAGGTAGTGGTAAGTCGTTCATCATCTACAATCTAATGCGTTGGTATATGGACAACTTTGATAAACAGATACTCGTTGTTGTTCCGACAACAAGTCTGGTAGAACAGATGTATAAGGACTTCGAGGACTATGGTTATGATGTACAGAATAATGTACATCGTATCTACAGTGGTAAGGACAAGACAACCGACAAATCCATTATCATCTCTACATGGCAGTCTATCTACAAGTTTCCGAAGGAGTGGTTCGAGCAGTTTGGTTGTGTGTTCGGTGACGAGGTACATCTATTCAAGGCAAAGTCACTGTCTGGTATTATGAATAAGTGTACAAAAGCACCATATAGATTTGGTACAACTGGTACTTTAGATGGCACCGAGACCAACAAACTGGTACTAGAAGGATTGTTTGGCCCGACATATAAAGTGACCGCAACTCGTGACCTACAGGAGAAGGGTACACTTGCGAAGATAGACATCTCTGTCTTGTTACTGCGTTACCATAATGATGTGTGTCATATGCTGAAGGACGCAACCTATCAAGAAGAACTGGACTACATCGTTACCAATGAGAAACGCAATAAGTTAATCACGAACCTTGCATTAGACCAGAAGGGTAATACTCTGGTATTGTTTCAGTTCGTAGAGAAACACGGTAAGATTCTCTTTGATATGATGAGAGATAAAGCAAAGGATGGCCGCAAAATATTCTATGTGTCGGGGGAAGTAGACGCCGCTGACCGTGAACAAATTCGTGGCATCGTGGAGGGTCAAAATGATGCAATTATTGTTGCTAGTTTGGGTACTTTCAGTACTGGTATTAATATTAGGAATCTTCATAACATAGTATTCGCATCACCTAGTAAGAGTCAGGTTAAGGTACTACAGTCCATAGGGCGTGGTCTGAGACAGTCTGATGACGGCTCTGTGACTAAGTTATACGATATTGCGGATGATTTACATATCCGCAGTCATAAAAACTTTACACTGCGTCACAGTGCAGAAAGAATTAAGATATATACTAAAGAACAATTCCCTTATAAGATACATCAATTGGATTTAAAATGACAAAAAACATAGACGTAGACGTTCGACAATTTAAACTTGCTAACGGAGAAGAGATACTGTGTGAGGTTGTCCAGTGGAGTGAACACATGGAGGAGATTGAAATCCTAACACGTAAAGCGATGCGATTAATCATGCAAGAGAATGGTGATGGATTTAAGTATTATGCTTTTCGACCTTGGATGGTTTACCAAGAATCCGATGAGGATTTAATCATCCTCAATTCAAATCATGTTGTAGGTATTGCATTCCCAACCCGTACACTCTTGTTACAATACTACGAAGCTGTAGCCGACATGAGTGATATGCACAGAGTGAGAGAAAGTGAATACGAAGAAGAACATGTCCGACCAACCAAGGGGGACAAGATTGATGACTATCTAAGTCGTATGGATAGTGGTTCAAATGTTATTGATATGTTTTCGGATAAAAAGTTGCACTGATGAACAATTTTGAAACGAAGATTAGAACTCGTGAAACTATGGACGAGTATATCTTCACTAAATATATTGATGACGAGGAAATGAATGAAGGCATCATACGAGGTATCCGTGAGACGGGTGATGAAACAAATCATCTCAGTAATCTAAAACACGATACTACTCTGGGATTCATGCATATGAAGTATCCAGATTCGTTTGGTAAGTTGGTAACGTATATCGAAGACTTCTGTAAGTCTTCTTCTTTACAGAGGAACTACGAAAACCCCCATCACGCACATAGACCAGATATTCCGATGTGGAAGGAAGCATACATAGATAATCAGAGAGTCAATGTAATGTGGGGTGCAAGGGCAGAGAGTGGACAAATTGCGACACCGCACGACCACTGGCCCACGATATGGACTTTTTGTTATTACATCCAACCGCCCGAAGGATGTTCAGGATTATATTTTAGAAATTCGGATTATGAATTACCTGTTGAACATGGACTATTGGTTATATTTAATAGTAACCTTATACACGAAACACTTTCTAGAGAATTTACAGGTGAACGATTTTGTGTGTCAGGAACAGTAGTATCCAACCCTCTCTGACCGCAAAGCTAATTATACAGTCGGTTACAACTTTTGTCAAGCCCTAATTTGAGAAATATTATGAAAATACATACCAAAGGATTTACTTGTTCCGCATTCGATTTGTTCCATGCGGGGCATGTCGCAATGTTAAAGGAAGCAAAACAACAGTGTGATTACCTTATCGTGGGTCTACAGACTGACCCGTCTTTTGACCGACCTGAGAAGAACAAACCATTACAGTCTATATCAGAAAGATATATACAACTGAATGCCTGTAAGTATGTAGATGAGATTATTCCCTACGAGTCAGAAGAGGACTTGCTGAGGCTTATGCAGTTGATTGACTTCGATGTACGTATCATTGGTGAAGAGTATGAAGAAAAAGATTTCACGGGCAAGGATTATGCTCTTGCCAATTTCATCCAAGTATACTATAATAAAAGACATCACAACCTCTCAACCAGTAATTTGAGATATAAAATGGAAAATGAAAATGGCAAAGATTAAACCAAAAGACAAACCACACTATGTGAACAATGCACAGTTTTCACAAGCAGTGGTTGATTATGTTACCGACCTCAATGGTGCGAGAGAAGCAATGGTCAAGTTACCAAAAGTACCCGACTATATTGCAATGTGTTTCTTAAAGATTTGTGAGGGTCTATCCCACAAGTCCAACTTCGTTCGTTACACCTATCGGGAAGAGATGGTGATGGATGCAGTAGAGAACTGTCTAAAAGCAATTGAGAACTATAACCTAGAAGCCGCAACCCGTACAGGTAAACCTAATGCGTTTGCATACTTCACACAGATTTCATGGTTCGCATTCTTACGTAGAATTGAGAAAGAGAAGAAACAACAAGATATCAAGATGCGTTATATGGAACAGTCTGGTATTGAAACCTTCCTTGACCAAGAACTAGGTGACGCACAATCTAGGGCAGTTGCCTCTGCGTTTGTTGACCAACTCCGTATGCGTATTGATGAAATCAAAGACAAAGATACTGAGTGGAAAGCAATCGTTAAGAAAGAACGTAAGAGACGTACTGTCAAGGCAGACTCAGACCTAACTGATTTTATAGTTGACTAATCCTGTGGAGTAATGTATAATGGACAAGTATAAAGAAAGAAAAAGTGAAATGAAACGGCTTCGTAAGAAGGCAATTAAAATGCAAAACAATTCTGCGGGTAAACTACCTATGGCAGATGCAATGAGATTGGTAAGAAAAGATAATGAAAATAGCAATATTAAATGACACCCATGCGGGTTGTCGAAACTCATCTGACATTTTCATGGATTATCAAGAACAGTTCTATCGGGACGTGTTCTTTCCGTATTTGTTAGAACATGATATCAAACAGATTGTACACTTGGGTGATTACTACGATAACCGCAAGACTATCAACTTCAAGGCACTGCAACACAACCGTAAGATATTCCTTGAACCTATGCGTAAACATGGTATCACTATGGATATCATTCCTGGCAACCATGACGTGTACTATAAGAACACCAATGAGTTGAACGCACTGAAGGAACTACAAGGTCACTACATGAATGAAGTGAATCTTATTATGGAACCAACAGTGATGAACTATGGTGGCACCGAAGTTGCAATGGTTCCTTGGATTAATCCAGAGAACGAGAAAGACACACTGGAGTTTCTGAAGAACACTAGTGCGGAGATTGTGGGCGCTCACTTGGAACTACAAGGTTTCGAGATGTCTAAGGGCCAAGTGTGTATGGAAGGTATGAGTAGAAAACACTTCGATAGATTCGATATGGTGTTGACTGGTCATTTCCATGCAAAGTCTAGTATGGATAACATTCACTACTTGGGTAGTCAGATGGAGTTCTTCTGGAACGATTGTGATGACCCCAAACATTTCCATATCCTTGATACCGAAACAAGAGAACTGACTGCGGTTCAGAATCCTATTCGTATCTACGAGAAGATTTATTACGACCACGAGAACATGAACAAGTTCAAAGACCTCAAGTATCTGGACAGTAAGTTCGTCAAGGTTATTGTTACCAACAAGGGTGACCCATATGAATTCGAACGATTCATTGACCGTGTACAGGCACAGAAGATTCACGAACTAAAGATTGCGGAAGACTTCGCAGAGTTTATCGGTTCTAATGTCAACGATGACAACATATCGGTTGACGATACCGAGACACTTGTATACGACTATGTTGACAACGTTATTACAGACCTAGATAAAGGACGTATCAAGAAAGAGATTTCTCACTTGATGAAAGAAGCACAAAGTATGGAGATTGTCTAATGGCAACCAAGAACGATATAACTGGTGACTCCATCCAGACCAAACATGGTGGTAAAGACTACTCTGATGGCTGGGATAGAATTTTTGGTGATAAGGGTGATAAGAATCAGAAACACAAACAACAGGACTTGACCGAACTAAATGGTGACGGTAATCGTGACCGTGGACGTTATGGTGAAGACTTGATTAAGGCAACACCAGAGGATTTGGCAAGAGAAAATCCTTTCCCTTTTTGGGAACACTACTGCACCGTTGAATCTAGTTTGATAGGTGTGGCAAAAGGTGAACCTTGTAATTGGTGTGGACTTGAAGAGTGACTTTACTGTAGCTGAGATTGGATATAACGATGCGAAATCTATAATTGTATCCAATCATTATCTTGGTAAAATATATGATGAACATAATGAGTTTGTTCATGACTACAAATATTATGGATTATTTGAGAGAGGAAATCTAACAGGTGCAATTCAATATACGTCTTATTGCCCAAAGAAATGTAACCGACACTGGTTACGATTCTACTACGGGTGTGAACTCACCGACTATTCCAAATTCTATGAAATATCCAGACTGGCGGTAGACAGTAAGGAGTATAATATCACCTCGTGGTTTGTATCCAGAACCATGAAGATGATTGACGCTGATTACATCTGCACGTCCACTGATAGTAGAATGCACGATGGTACAATCTATTCTGCATGTAATATGAACTATCACGGGACAATGACAGATAGGGCGAAAGGTTATATGGATATACCATTTAACGTTTTCTCTAGGATATACCGAGATGATATTGAACAATACTGGGAGAAGAAACGGCTTGACTTTTATTGATGAGAATGGTATTATTACACGATGATAAATTTTAGAAAACTACGGTTTAAAAACTTCCTGTCTACAGGAAACAATTTTACAGAGATAGCATTCGACACAACTCCGACCACATTGGTGGTGGGTCATAACGGTGCGGGTAAGTCAACTATGTTGGATGCCCTGTCGTTTGGTCTATTCGGTAAACCACATCGAAAGATATCTAAAAACCAACTAATCAACACAATCAATGCCAAGGGTACTTTGGTAGAGGTTGAGTTCTCTATTGGTAAACAGAACTATAAAGTTATCCGTGGTATCAAGCCTAATAAGTTTGAAATCTGGGTCAACGGTAATATGGTTAACCAAGACTCTCATGCAAAAGAATATCAGTCTATGCTTGAGAAAAACATTCTTATGTTGTCTCACAAATCATTCCACCAGATTGTGGTACTGGGGTCATCATCCTTTGTACCGTTCATGCAGTTGGCGGGTGGTTCTAGACGTGAGGTGATTGAGGACTTACTTGATATCAACATGTTCTCTAAGATGAACGGACTTCTCAAAGAGAAGATGTCTATTCTTAAAGACCAGATTGGTAACAACGTTCATCAACTAAATTTGGTTGACACTAAGATTAATTCACAGAAGAAGTATCTGCGTGACCTGAGTGAGATTACTGCGTATCAGAAGAACGAGAAACTGGCGAGTATCAAAAGTCTACAGAGTGACATCCGTGAACTGAACGAGGCGAACCAAAAAGTTTCACTGGATGTTGCGGAGTCTAAGTCGGTCACTACTGATATGGTTACGACACAGAAGGAACTGAGTTCTCTGAATGAGTTCGCTGCGGGATTCAAGGCACAACAGAAGGACGTGGTCAAACAGGCAAAGTTCTTTGAAGATAATGATACCTGTCCTACATGTGACCAACAGATTGATACCAAACTCAAAGAGTGGCACCTGAACAAATGTAAGACCAAAGCGGGTACTATCGCAAACGCACTAACGTTACACAAGACACGTTCCGAAACTTTAGAAGCCAAGGTTGAGGAACTGGGTAGGGAACTTGAACAGGTTCGTAACTGGCAATCCAAGGTGGACGCAAACACTCAAGAGATTAGTCGTATCAATCGTAACATTGATAAGTTAAATGATGAAATCTCTCGTATTGATAATGAGAGTGGTGACATGTCAGAAGCAAACTCTGCACTAGAAGAATTACGTGCAGAGAAAGAAACCCTACAGGAAACGAAGTATAAACTCAACGAACAACATTCTTATAACCAAGTGTATGCAGAGTTACTAAAAGACACTGGTATCAAGACCAAGATTATTAAACAGTACTTACCAGTCATCAATCAATTGACTAACAAGTACCTACAGATTCTAGACTTCTTTGTACACTTTGATTTGGATGAAAGTTTCGTAGAGACTATTCGTTCAAGACATCGTGATAACTTTTCGTATGACTCATTCTCTGAGGGTGAGAAACAACGGATTGACCTGTCCCTACTATTCACGTGGAGACAGATTGCAAAGATGAAGAATAGTGTGGCCACTAATCTACTAGTCCTTGATGAGACATTTGACTCGTCACTGGATGAAGAGGGTATCGAAAACCTCATGAAGATTATCTCTACACTAGGTGAGGATACAAACGTGTTTGTTATCTCACACAAGAGTGAACTCGAAGATGCACATTTCCATCGTAAGATTGAGTTCGTAAAAGAAAAGAACTTTAGTAAAATAAAAGCTTGACTTTAAATGAAACCTGTGTTATCATACACTTTATAAATTAGAAAACCGAGAGGAATATATTATGGAATTATCCGATACAACGTTGAACGTTCTCAAGAACTATTCAACAATTAACCCCAACATTGTTATCACTGAAGGTAGCACTGTGAAGACAATCTCCGTTGCACGGAACGTCTTATCTAAAGCTGAACTCACCGAAGAGTTCCCTGCCTCATTTGGCATCTATGACCTGACAGAGTTTCTAAACGTTCTGTCATTGGTTGACTCACCACGACTCAAGTTCGAGAAGGACTATGTGACTGTGGGTGATTCTACTGGTCGTTCCTCAGTGAAGTACTTCTTCTCTGACCCTGAGATGTTGACATCGCCAGGCAAGGATATCAATATGCCAGATGCGGAAGTTAAGTTTACCCTAGATACTGATACGTTGGGTAAAGTAAAACGTGCAGCTGCCGCCCTTGGTCATGATGAGATTTCTATCTCTCCGACTACTGGTGCAGTTCGTCTGTCTGTCATTGATAGTAAAGACGCAACGTCTAATGCATTCTCTATTGACGTAGAGGGTACATACCCCGATGGAGTTGATTTCAACTTTATCATGAATGTTGCCAACTTAAAGGTTGTCAACGAGGACTTTGAGGTAGGTATCAGTTCGAAACTCATCTCACAGTTTACAAGTAAACAATCAGCGATTGAATACTTTATTGCGCTTGAAAAATCATCGACATACGGAGCATAACAATGGCAAAACCACAAGCAAACCAAAAAGACCACTCATCAATCTACGAACTCGGTAATAGAGTTTCCCGAAGTACAGTTGCAGTAATTGATACTGTTGTACAACGTGGTGGATTTAAGGGTGAAGAACTATCAACCATTGGTCAACTAAGAGACCAAGCAGTTCAGATTATTCAACTCTGTGAAGAGTATCAGTCTGAACAAGGCGTTGAAGAGTAAACGTTACGTTCCTCGTGACGTGGGGGTGTGAGAGTTCCTTTCCTCTCCACCCCCGAATTTTTACTTGACTTTTTGTTTCATATAATGTACAATGTACAACTTATGAAACACTTTTTAATTATGGAGACTATATGTCTAACGAATTCCTCTGGGTGGAGAAGTATCGCCCACACCTAGTCCAAGACACTATTCTTAGTGAGGACGCAAAGACTACATTCCAATCTATTGTAGACTCTGGAGAAATCCCAAACATGATGTTCACTGGTACTGCGGGTACTGGTAAAACCACAATCGCTCGTGCGATATGTGACGAACTAGGACTTGACTATATTGTCATCAACGGTTCGGAAGAAGGGAACATCGACACCCTACGTGGTAAAATCAAACAGTTCGCCTCATCCGTTTCTCTCTCAGGCGGTTACAAGGTTGTTATCCTTGATGAGGCGGACTACCTTAATGCACAGTCAACCCAACCCGCACTGCGTGGTTTTATCGAAGAGTTCTCTCAGAACTGTCGATTCATTCTGACTTGCAACTTTAAGAACAAAGTAATCGAACCCCTACACTCTCGTTGTAGTGTGTATGAGTTCAACACGTCCAAGAAAATCATGGCAAGTTTGTGTGGTCAGTTCATGACCCGACTACAAACTATCCTTGATGGTGAGGGTGTGACCTATAACAATGATGTCATTGCTGGACTGATTGGTAAGTATGCACCAGACTGGAGACGTGTACTCAACGAGGCACAACGTCATTCTATCTCTGGTAAATTGGAAACTGGAGTACTCATTAATGATAGTAATGGTAACTACAGTGGTCTTTTCCAATCATTAAAGAACAAGGACTTCAAGAAGATGCGTAGTTGGGTGGTCAACAATATGGACACCGAACCAGCCGCAGTCTTCCGTGGCATCTATGATGCGATGGAAGGTAATGTACAACCCCAATCCATCCCCCAACTGGTATTGATTCTCGCTGATTATCAATACAAGAATGCCTTCGTTGCAGACCACGAACTAAACCTCGTTGCTTGTCTGACCGAGTGTATGGCAAATGTGGAGTTTTTATAAATACCTTTGTCGAAACTGGAGACAAGATGTTGAAGAAATGGTGGAGGATTTGGGCTAAAAGTCTTGGTGAGAAAGTCGGTGAGACTGACCAACAAGCAAACACCATAGCAGTCATTCGGACTGTTTGGTGGTTAACACACATGGCAACATGTATTTTTATTATTTTAAATGCGATAGCAAATCACGGTTGGAACTTATTATGAGTGGATTTTATCAAGAACAAGTAGAACAGTTCATGATGCAAGGGGAACAGACGTTCCCCCAAGATATCAAATCGGACATGGCAGACCTGTACATGTCTTTAATCACAGAAGAATACAACGAGACATGGGAAGCGTTCCATAAACGAGACATCGTAGAAGTTGCGGATGGTCTTGCGGATATGGTATGGGTCATCATGGGTATGGCTTCGGTACTGAATATTCCGTTCGATGCCGTCTGGAACGAAGTCCGTGCATCCAATATGTCTAAGTTTGTTGATGGTAAAGTTGTCAAGGATGACAACGGTAAAATTATGAAACCTGACGGATACTTCCGTCCAAACATTGCGAAGGTGTTAAATGATTAAATATATCAGACACACTGACACTCTTGAAGAGTGCCTCAGTACAGACGAATATGGTAACAAGATTCACAAAGCAAGTGGTGAGTATGTTATTGTTGTTGAACCAAGTAAAGAACTCCCTGAGTATAAACCTATGTCATTGACCAAGTTCGGTGGTGAGTGGGTTCCTATGCAGATGGAATTCGATTTTGGATAAGTGGGATAACGCACATCTAGAAACTGCAAAGGTCTATGCCGAGTTATCATCTGCTCGAAGGATGAAGGTAGGGTGTGTAATTGTAAAGGATAACCGTATAATCTCTATTGGATACAACGGTATGCCAGCTGGATGGGATAATAACTGCGAACACGAAATAAAATCTGGTAACACTGGATACGGTAGACAACTCAAAACTAAGGAAGAGGTAATACATGCGGAATCGAATGCAATCACGAAGGTTGCAAAATCAACGGAATCGGCGGAGGGTGCAGTTCTATACTCAACGTGTGCTCCCTGTATCGACTGTGCCAAACTCATCCACCAAAGTGGAATCACACGAGTTGTTTACGGACATAACTACAAATCAGAAGAAGGATTGACTTTCCTTGATAAGTGTGGTATAGTACTGGAAACAACCGAAGATACTGACCCTAGTGACTTACCTTGGAAACGGAGAATATTTCCCTAATGAACCCTTTTGATTATGTAAATGCGATTAACTATTCCAAGAAAGATATCATGGTGACCCGTGAAGATGAGAAGGCTTATGCCTCTTTCATGGTCAATCGTTCACTATCTTATTTCTCGGACACGGTAGCTATCGCCAATGAGATGAACAAGAACCACCACATAGACTCCCGTCTACAATTCTCGTTTCTTATAAATATAATTAGGAAACGAAAACGTTTCTCTAAATGGGTAAAACCTGAAATAGAAAATGACCTTGAGTCGGTGAAAACATATTATGGATATAGTAATGAAAAGGCACGCCAAATACTATCCCTTTTATCACCTTCCCAAATCAAAACAATAAAGGAAAAGGTGAATAAAGGTGGAAGAAAATAATTTAGTTGCATGGAGTCCGTTGAATATGCTAGAGATAACTCTAGCTGAACCTGATGACTTCCTCAAAGTTCGTGAAACTCTGACCCGTATCGGTGTCGCATCACGTAAAGAAAACAAACTGTTTCAATCATGTCACATCTTGCATAAGCAGGGACGATACTATGTTGTCCATTTTAAAGAACTGTTTATCCTTGATGGCAAGAAAGCAAACCTAGAACAATCAGATATCGAAAGACGTAATACTATTGCGACTCTATTATCTGACTGGGGTTTGGTCGAGATTCAAAACAAAGAAGTTGCACAAGACTGTGCGCCTCTCAGACAAATTAAAATTATCGGTTATAAAGAGAAGGAAGAGTGGGAACTCTGTCCTAAGTATAATATAGGTAATAAATGAGTCAGTGGATATTTGATAAGTTGTCGCCTTATGCTATTCGATTTAGAGAATGGTCTAAGGGTAAGACATGGATACAAATACCGTTGTGGATTCTTATTGCGTGGATGTTGGGATTCGCTAATCCTTACTGGTGTGTATATCCTGTTTGTTGGATTCAATAATGTTTGAAGAACATAGGGAAGAGATTCGCAATAAGAAACACTGGTGGTCTAAGGTAGATATCAACATGTCTTGGAATGATATCATGCCTATGGTCGATACTCATCCAGAGAAACTTTACGATTGGAATCGTGAGAAACAAAGACTGGGGATGAACTCGTTTCATGAACGAGGTTCTGCACCAACCCTTGCGAAAGACATTGTAAAAGAGATGCGGGAGTTTTTTGTAGACCCCGCACCAAAGAAGTTTGAATACGAGAAGGGAGCTCCCCAAATCACTAACATTGCGTTTTGTGGGTTTGGTCAGTTCTCTGGTTCGTATCCAAGACATAAGGACAGTATGGATGTATTTCTTGTCCAAGTAATCAGTGAGTGTAAAATCACTATTGGTTATACGGAAGAACCAACGAATGCAGACCAGATTGTTGTTATGAAACCAGGCGATTGTGTATATATCCCAAGGGGTACATGGCATCAACTGGAACCATCTGTGTCAAGAGTTACCTTCTCGTTTGGTTTTGAGAGTGACCCTGATACAGACCCAAAATACTTTATATAAAGCTTGATTTATAGAAATTAATTCTTATATATAGTAGCGTGAGAATAATTCTCACGTATGTGAATGCCGTTAATCGGGTTCACATCCATCTTGCTAAATTAATATAGGAGATAAAGCAACATGACAAATCTAAAAGTAGGTAAACAACTTTTTCCACGTTCAGCATTCATTGGTTTCGACCATCTATTTAACGAACTGGAATACGCAACCAAACACGCTAACGACCATTACCCACCTCACAACATTGTGAAGGTAGGTGAAGACGAGTTCGTTATTGAGGTAGCCGTTGCGGGATTCAAACAGGACGAAATAGCTGTTGAACAAAAAGAACGTTCATTGACCATTAGTGGTTCACATGAATCTAGAGACCGTGAAGTAATTCACAGAGGTATCTCTACAAAAGCGTTCAGGAGACAATTCAGACTTTCTGAGTATGTTCTAGTAACTGGTGCTTCCCTCAAAGACGGTATCCTTGCAGTTACATTGAAGACTGAAATCCCAAAAGAGAAGCAGCCTCGTAAAATTAAAATCTCTTAATTTAAACGAGGAAAAAATGAAAATGACAACCGAAGCCAAAATGGAGTTGGGGTTGTTTGTAGGAACCATGATGCTCATGGTGATTGCATTGCAACCACTACTCTAGAAGAGAGAAGGGGGTGGGTAACTGCCCCTTTCATTACAGTATGAAAGCATATATGATTGCAGACCTGAACAATCCTGTCTCTGTGAAGTATACAGAGATTGCATTGGAATCATGGTCAAAACAAAACCTTCTTGACATTGAAGTCGTTCAGTGTTATACTCCCGATACTATTTCAGAATTAGAACCCCAATACAATTGGCGGGCGTTACTTCATGGAATGCAGAAGAATAAACAAAGCACCAAGAGTGAACGTGCGGGTGATATCACCCATTGGCAGTTCATAAAGAAACGTGCAGAGAGTAGAGAAAGATTCTTCGTGATGGAACATGATTCATATCTCGAAGACCCCCAAGAGTTTGAACGACAATTCGACTTCACTATGGAACATGGACTTGACTATGCCAACCTTGGTTTATTCATGTCTTGTTATTCATTCTCTCGCAGAGCTGCGTTGTGTATGAATGACTTGTTGTTAAAGCATGAGTTTCCATTAAATGGTGGGCCTTATGGTTGTGTAGAACGACTAGTAAAGACCTATCTGAGTGGTGAGGGTAAAGGACAGAATCGTCAGTATACATTCATGACCCATCACCCTAACACCGAGTGTGTCAGTGTTGGTAAGACCGCAAAAGAATTGTATGAAGTATACAACTTTCATGGTACGAATTGTAGTTTCACTAGGTCAACAACTCAAGTCATCTCTAAGTCTCTGGGTATCACCCAAGAACATGATGGAATGAAAAAAAGACCTGAAGATAGACATAACGGTTTTAAAATTATTCCTTGACATTCTCCACAAGTGCCTGTATAATGAAATTAATCATGAGGAGAACCAATGGATTTCTATACATCAATTGACCGATACGGTTCCACGCTTTTATATCGTGGATACTCTGGCGGTCAACGAGTTAAAAAACGCATCCCATTCAAACCGACTATGTACGTCAATGCAAAGTCGCCATCACAAGGTACATGGAAGACCCTTGATGGTAGACCTGTTGCACCCATAGAGTTTGAAACAATGAAGGAAGCTACCGAGTTTACCAAACGGTATCAACACGTAGATAACTTCAAGGTCTACGGACAGAACAATTTCATCTCACAGTTTATTGCACAGAAGTTCCCCCACGACATTAAGTTTGACCGTGAACTACCTGTAATCACCACCATTGATATTGAGGTTGCATCTGACGAGGGTTTCCCCGAACCCGATAAGGCAGACTATCCTGTTATCTCTATATGCACCAAGTCCAGTAAGGAAGACTTCTTCCGTGTCTGGGGTCTGGGTGACTATGAGACCAACGGTGAGAAATCAATCTATGTCAAGTGTGATTCAGAGTTGCAGTTATTGGATAAGTTCCTTGACTACTGGCAGAATCATGGGTCACCTGACATCGTGACTGGTTGGAACTCAAAACAGTTTGATATCCCCTATCTTGTTAACAGAACAAGAAAGGTAATCGGTGAGGAATCCGTCAAGAGATATTCCCCGTGGGGTGTAGTGTCCTCTCGTACCGTTCGTGGTAAGATGGGTATGAAAGATGTTGATACCTATGACCTAATGGGTATTGCACAGTTGGATTACTATGACCTGTTTCGTAAGTTCACTTACAACACACTGGGTCAACAAGAGTCATATCGACTAGACCATATCGCACACGTGGTACTGGGTGAACGCAAACTATCCTATGAAGAACACGGTAATCTACACACACTATACAAGGAAGACCACCAGAAGTTTATTGACTACAACATTCGTGACGTAGAACTGGTTGACCTCTTGGAAGAGAAACTAGGATTGATTACTCTTGCAATGACCATGGCTTATCGTGGTGGTACTAACTACGAGGAAGTATTTGGTACGACTACTATATGGGATACCATCATCTATCGTATTCTAAATCTCAAGAAGATTGCGGTGCCATCCAAAGAAGAGAAACCCAAGGGTGATTTTGCGGGTGGGTATGTGAAGGAACCCCAAGTTGGTTCTCATGAGTGGGTGACATCCTTTGACTTGAACTCACTGTATCCTATGATTATTGTACAATACAATATGTCACCTGAGACTGTAGTGGATGGTTTGGTTGATACTGACGTACAACGTATGTTGCACGGGGTAACCAATACATCTGGCCCCTATACCGTTGCACCCTCTGGTGTTCGATTCACCAAAGAGAAAGAGGGTATCATCCCTAGTGTGATTCGACAGTATTATGCCGAACGTAAAGACATCAAGAGAAAGATGTTGGATGCACAACAGGAGTATGAACAGACTCCGACCAAGGCATTGTCCAACACAATCGCAACACTGAACAATCAACAGATGTCTATCAAGATTCTTATGAACAGTCTCTATGGTGCATTGGGTAACCGATGGTTCAGATACTTTGACCAACGTGTTGCGGAGTCTATTACTCTTGCGGGTCAGTTGTCTATCCTATGGGCAGAACGAGCAGTCAATCGTGAGATGAATACTCTACTCAATACGGAAGAGGACTATGTTATTGCAATTGATACTGACTCGGTTTATATGCGTATGTCTTCTCTTGTAGATAAGTTTTCCCCCAAAGACCCTGTTAAGTTTCTGGACAAGATATGTTCTGAACACTTCGAACCTGTACTGACCAAGGCATATGCTGACCTTGCTGACTATACAAATGCGTATGTCAATCGTATGGAGATGGGACGTGAGGTAATCGCTGACCGTGGTATCTGGGTTGCAAAGAAACGATACATTCTCAATGTACACAACAACGAGGGTGTCCAATACAAAGAACCCAAACTCAAGATGATGGGTATCGAGGCGGTCAAGTCATCGACCCCACAGGTTGTGCGTGACAAGTTCAAAGAAGTATTCGGTGTTATCATCAACGGGACTGAGAATGAGACCCAAGGATATATTCGTGACTTCCGTAATAAGTTTACCAGTCTACCCGCAGAAGATGTATCATTCCCACGTGGGGTGAGTGACATCAAGAAGTGGTCAGACCGCAAGACCATCTACAAGAAGGCTTGTCCTATTCATGTGCGTGGTGCTTTGTTATACAACAAGCATACCAAAGGAATGCGTCATGAGGAAATCAAGAATGGTGAGAAGATTAAGTTTGTCTATCTCAAGACACCTAATCCTATCAAAGAAAATGTAATCTCGTATCCACAGAACTTGCCTCGTGAGTTGCAACTGGAGAAGTATGTGGACTATGATAAGATGTTCTCCAAGACATTCCTTGACCCACTCGAACCAATACTGGATGCGGTAGGGTGGACTGCTGAACCCCAAGCTTCATTGGAAGACTTTTTCTCTTGACATTAACTGGCCACTGTGGTACTATTACATAATGAAATATTCTCTTACTATATTTAAGAATACGTATGATAACCAGACCCACCGTGGTATGGACATCAAGACGTGGTCAGAGTTTGAGGAATTACTATATTATATGTTCGATAAGGAGGGTAGTAAAGGTGGTAGAGATTCTAGTGTGCTCATTAGTCCTGCTCGGTATTATGTGGATACTACGAGGAGTAATAAAAATGTTTCTAGTTGGGGTGGTTGGGCTGCTCTTGATGTGGATGATTTTGTACTACGTCCTGATTCCAATGTCAATCCTGCTGACTCATTAAAAGAACAACTTGCAGAGAGGTATGGTCGTTTTCATTATATATGTTACAACACTGCATCATCTACTGTAGAACAACCCAAGTTTCGACTGGTGTTTCCGTTGACCCGAATCGTGGATAGGAAAGAACTGCCACACTTCTGGTTTGCTATGCAGAAACAATTCGATGGTGTGGGTGACGAACAAACAAAAGATTTATCACGGATGTACTATGTCCCCGCACAGTATCCGAATGCATACAGTTTCATATTCAAAAACACGGGTGTACATCTAGACCCTGATATGTTGATGAATAAGTACTCGTTTGTCGAACCACAAGGTAAGACATTCATGGATAGACTGCCTCCAGAGTTACAACAAGCCGTGATGCAACATCGTAAGAATTCACTGGACAATACAGATATCACATGGACATCATATCGTGACTGTCCGTTCTTCCCTCGTAGATTGGAGAACGAGTATCGTGCAATTACTGGTACGGGTTGGTATCACAAGATGTATCAGATTATGATTGCTCTTGCTGGTAATGCAATTGCAAAGGGTTATCCTATCTCTCCGAATCAGATTGCACAGATGTGTACTGAGTTGGATATGGAGACTGGTAACTGGTATGAGAACAGACCTCTAGATAAAGAGGCAGACAGAGCATTGGAGTATATTTACAGAAATGGTTAAGAAGTTTGAAATGGTTCAAGGTCGTAAGTCTGAGAAAGACAAGATTCTTTTATTTTATGGCCATGCAATTGCGTTTGAAGACGTAGCTAAAATATGCATCTTCTTTATGGGTAATGAAGATAATCTGTATCCACCATCCAAGGGATTGAAAGGTGCGGAGATGTTTAAAGACTATATAAAGGAAGTCCTAGAGACTAGGAGAGTTCCTACCGATAGTAAATACGCTATCAGAAAAAATCACGGTGTGGTGAAAGTAAATGGGTAATAGAAAAATATTAATTACGGGTGCGGCTGGATTCATTGGGTCTCATCTTGCAGATTCATTGTTGGAAGACGGGTTTGACGTTGTCGGTGTTGATAACTATAATAACTACTATGACCCCCAACTCAAACTAGACAGAGTGGAATACTTTGGTCATCGTGTTATTAGGTGTGACCTGAAGGACTTCGACCAGTTGGATATGGTGTTCAACAAAGAAATGCCAGATATCGTCATGCACTTGGCCGCACGTGCGGGTGTACGTGACTCTGTTGGTAATGAACAACTATACCACAATGACAACATCATCGCTACACAGAATCTTATTCAAGTGTGTAAGATGTATGATGTACCCAAGGTAGTCTATGCATCTACCAGTTCGGTCTATGGTGGTACACCTATCCCTGAGACTGGATGGACTGAGGACGAGGTTACTGGTCACCAGTTGAATCCATATGCATATACAAAATACTGTAACGAATGTCAGTTCAAAATCTCTGGACTAAACAATGTAGGACTAAGGTTCTTCACTGTCTATGGGCCATGGGGTAGACCTGATATGGCATTGTATCAGTTCACAGACAAGATTTCTCATGGACATCCTATCGAAGCATTTAACTACGGTAAGATGAAAAGAGACTTTACCTACATTGGTGATATCATTGAAGGTATAAAGATTGCACTATTCTCCGATATAGATTCGAATGAAATTTATAATATCGGTAGAGGAAAGCAAGTAGACCTTATGCATTTTATTGATTGCATAAGTAAAGAACTGGAGACAGAGGCAGATGTATTTCTCGCCCCTAGACATCCAGCGGACACTCTAGAGACTTGGAGTGACACATATAAGTTGAGGCAATTGGGGTACAAACCCAAGGTGAATATCGAAGTGGGTGTGAAAGCATTTGTTCGATGGTTTAAAGGATATTACGGAGTAAAGTAATGAGTGAAGAAGTAACAAATATTAGGCCCGAAGAGGGTTACCCCAAGATGCGTATCGGTATCGTGGGACATGGTTTCGTTGGGGGTGCAGTGGACTATGCATTTACCCATCCAGACATCGTAAAGTTTTATGTAGACCCAAAGCACGATACTACTATTGATGACTTGGTAGAGTGGCAACCCCACGTATCATTTATCTGCGCCCCGACTCCAATGTCGGAGAATGGGTTTGTGGATGCATCTATTGTAGAAGACGCTGCCTTGAAACTACTGGAACATACTGAGGGTGGAGTTGTTATCAAATCAACAATCACACCTGATATCGTTGACCGATTGTATCAATCAATCTTTGAAGATGACGTAAAACGTCTGACTATCAACCCTGAGTTTTTGACTGAGTCAAATGCAAAGGAACAGTTCGTCAATGCTGAGTATCATGTTATCGGTGGCCACCCTGACGCATGTCAAGGTCTTGCACAACTGTATGAGGTGTATAGTCTATGTATCGCTAGTGAGTTCTTATTCTGTAGTGGTTCTGAGGCTGCATTCGTTAAGTATGGGGTTAACTCATATCTTGCGACCAAGGTAACATTCTTTAACCAGTTATACGATTCCATTCAGAAGTTTGGTTGTAACTATCCTACTGTTGTGAACGCAATTGGTAAAGATAAAAGAATTGGTCTGGGTCACACTCGTGTGCCTGGCTATGATGGTAAACGTGGTTTTGGTGGTGCATGTTTCCCTAAAGACACAAAAGCCTTCACTTTATTCGATGAAGACTTGACTTTAATTGATAAGTGTGTTAATATTAACAACAATTACAGAAATGAATATGAATTAGACGAACGTGAGGAGTCAAATAATGTCAAGTATAATGGACAAACTGAAGAAGAACAGCAAAATCAAGACAACGGAGATTCTGAGTCAGAGTAAATTTTTTACCGAATCAGACATGGTGCCAACCAATGTTCCAATGGTGAACGTTGCGTTGAGTGGAAGTATTGACGGTGGTGTCACGCCAGGATTAACAGTCCTCGCAGGCCCTTCTAAGCACTTCAAAACCTCTTTCGCACTGCTTATGGCAGGGGCGTATCTAGAGGCAAAGAAGGACGCAGTACTGCTCTTTTACGATAGTGAGTTTGGTAGTCCCCAATCTTACTTCGAGCAGTTCGGGGTAGACACCTCACGGGTGTTACACACACCCATCGCCAATGTCGAAGAACTCAAGTTCGACTTAATTGCACAACTTGAGAATATCGACAGAAAAGATGACGTGATTATCGTTATTGATTCAATTGGCAATCTCGCATCCAAGAAAGAGTTGGAGGATGCAATTAACGAGAAGTCGGTGGCAGATATGTCCCGTGCCAAAGCATTGAAGGGTCTCTTTAGGATGTGTACTCCATATCTGACTATGAAGAATATCCCTATGCTTGCCGTCAACCACACATATAAAGAGATTGGACTATTCCCTAAAGACATCGTAGGTGGTGGTACTGGTATTTACTACAGTGCAGATAACATCTGGATTCTGGGAAGACAACAGGATAAACAAGGAACTGAGATTAAGGGTTACAGGTTTATCATTAATGTGGATAAATCAAGATATGTTAAAGAAAAATCTAAAATCCCTATCACAGTATCTTGGGAAGGTGGCATCGCAGCTTACAGCGGTTTGTTGGATGTTGCTCTCGCTGGTGGTTATGTCGCTAAGCCTTCTAACGGTTGGTATTGTCCTGTCGATAGGAATACTGGCGAACTATCTGCTCCTAAAGTTCGAGAGAAGGACACTCTTCAGAAAGAGTTCTGGGAACCAATCTTCGAAACAACAGACTTCGCAGAGTTCATCAAGTCCCAGTATTCTATCGGGTTGGCGCAGAAAGTAGACATGGAAGAGATTGTCAATGCAGAATGAGATTGAATCCAAACTAAGTGAGAATGTCCATTACGAGATTATTCCATCCGATGATAAACACGGGTGGAATATTCGTCTCATGGAGGAATTCCCTGAGACGGTGCTTTCGTTTGACGTGATTGAACTTGTTGAAGATGAGGAACAGATTAGTTTTAACTTTACAATTGTTTACACTCCAGACACAGATTTATCTGTAGAGAGCTTGCCATTACAGGAGTATACTGGTAGAATACTTACTAGTTTACTGGAAGTTGCTGTATCAGACGGTACTCTTGTAGCACAAGACAAGAAGACTGGTGACGTTTTGGCATCAAATGAATTACAAGATGAAATGGAGGAAATATATAATGAATATCAATCTGGAACAAACGATTCTGAGGAATCTACTAACGAATGATGAGTACATGCGAAAGGTTGGCGCCTTTCTTGCACCTGACTATTTCCAAGGGCCCTACAAAGGACTATTCAAAGAAGTAACCAAGTTCGTTGCCAAATACAACAAACTCCCATCTCTCGAAGCATTTAAGATTGAGATTGATGAGAACAATACAATGGGTGAAGATGACTACCGTCAAGGTGTTGACCTTCTTCCTGACCTTTTTACACCAGAACCCGAAAACCTTGATTGGTTAATTGAACGCACCGAGAAGTGGTGTCAAGACCGTGCTGTGTTCAATGCAGTGATGGAGTCTATCTCTATCATTGATGGTAAACACGCAACCATGCAAAAGAACGCAATCCCTGATGTCTTATCTAAGGCATTGGGTGTTTCGTTTGACACTAACATTGGTCACGACTATCTAGAGAACGTGGATGGTCGTTATGATTTCTACCACGAACAAGAAGAGAGGATACCCTTTGACCTTGATTACTTTAACCAGATTACTAAAGGCGGTTTGCCGAACAAGACTCTTAACATCGCCTTGGCTGGTACTGGTGTTGGTAAGTCTCTGTTTATGTGTCATGTCGCTGCCAGTGCATTAAGTCAAGGACGCAATGCCCTGTACATCACAATGGAGATGGCAGAAGAACGTATCGCAGAACGTATTGACGCAAACTTATTGAACGTACCGATTGACCAGTTGGAGAATCTATCTAAGGATATGTTCACCGACAAGGTTCAACAGATTGCAGCTAAGACTCAAGGTAAACTTATTATTAAAGAGTATCCGACTGGACAGGCAAACACTAGTCACTTCCGTGCATTGTTGAATGAACTGAAACTCAAGAAGAACTTTGTACCTGAGATTATCTTTATTGATTATCTAAATATCTGTGCGTCAAGTAGAATGAAAGGAATGGGTGGTGCTATCAACTCTTATTCTTATATCAAGAGTATCGCAGAAGAACTACGTGGTCTTGCGGTTGAGTTCAATGTACCTATCATGTCTGCTACCCAGACTACTCGTTCTGGTTACAGTAATGATGATGTTGGTCTGGAGGACACATCCGAATCCTTTGGTCTACCCGCAACTGCTGACTTGATGTTCGCATTGATATCTAATGATGAACTAAATAACCTTGGTAAGATAATGGTTAAACAGTTGAAGAATCGTTACAATGACCCGACACGTCACAACCGATTCACTGTCAAGGTTGACCGTAGTAAGATGCGTCTGACCGATGATGATGATGAAGAGATGATACCTAGTGCTGACCCCGATAAGGGATGGGATGACAAACCAATCTTTGATAACAGTTCTGCTGGTCAGAGAATGAGTCAAGAACAAAAATTTAAAAACTTTAGGATGGAATGATGGAAAATTACGTATGGCCTCTAGTCACTACACTGTTGATGTTCGTATCATTCTGGGTGGGTAAAATTACATCCTTTGCTGATGGGTTTGACGAAGGTCATGATGAAGGTGTCATGGTTGGCAGTAAAGCAACTGCAAGAGTCGTTATGGAATATATGAGAGACAAATACGATTTGAAGGTAAGTGACCCTGAGATTCGTAATGTGATTGATAACATTAGTATAGATTTTGTAGAAAAAGAATGATATACGCAAAGGAAATAACTACCCCCGACACTTTTTGTGTCGAGATTAGGAAGACGTGTCTACAATGGGCAAAAGAAGTTCTTGAAGAACCATCTCTTGAACACCCACATTTAAAACGAAGAGCCTTGAAACATAGTATTATCAACTCCACCCCTTGGTCGGATTGGGATAAGATTATTGAATTGGTTGGTAGTGAAGAAGCAAGAGAAATAAAACGCAGACAAATAAAAATGTTGCGTAAGTATGGTGAGGTGGATAGGATTGTTATACAACAGTACGATTTACCTGAAGATGTATCTAAAGTGATACAGGATGAGGTCTTTGAACATTGGGGTATCCCACATTCAGAGACAATGCCAATCTTACAAATACAACACGGAGGTGAGTTACTGCACCCCCATAAAGGTCACGCAAGAAAGTCAAGTATGTTCTGTTTATTATCTGGAGAGGGAGAAGTTACTAAGTGGTATGATTGTAAAGAAGACTTAAACATACCGAAGTCATTTCACATTCCTGATATGGATAAACTAACCGTAGTTGAGGAACACGCCTTGAGAGAAGATAAGTGGACACTATTCAACCATGAAGCATGGCATAGTGTTCATAGGAACAGTACAGTAGGAACTAGAATTAACATTGGTGTTGATTTTAAAACAATGAATATTAACGAGTGCATGGAGTATTTTAATGAGTGAAGTAAATTTGGTCGCAATTTCAAAACCAAGTGCTACAACGGATTGTTACACTGCGAGCGAGTTGGTCGCATATACGGCTAGGGTGAGTAATCCTGCTAACCAGAGTAACACGAAGACTGCACCCAAGTTGTTAAACTAT